TGATGTGATCGCCCCATCCGTAATTTCGGCGGTGCCGATAGTCCCTGATGCAGCAGCCGTAATACGGCCTTGGGCATCAACTGTGATGTCTGCAGTTGTATAAGACCCAGCAGTGACAGAGGTGTCGGCCAGCTTATCTGCTGTGATCGCATCGTTGGCGATGTCTGCAGTTGCCAGCGGGTATGCGCTGACCTTTGTGCCATCTACATACCCAAGTGAGGTCCAGGTCGTTGAGCCATCCCCAATTTTTAGATAGCCAGTGTCTGTCTCATATCCAATTTCACCATTCAGCAGCGTCGGGTTATTGCTAGTCCAGTTTGCAGCGGTGTCGCGCCGCTGTTGCATCAATGCAGTGGTGGTGATGCTCATGATGCTCCAGGGTTAATGGTCACACTGCGTGCAGGCGTTGCAGAAGCGGCCTCAGCATCAAAAATATAAGTGGCAGTGGCAGCTAACGCAGCAGACGAGCTGTTATCCCCTCCTGGCGGGTCAATGAAAAGATCACCTTGCAAAACCTGATAACTGTCTAGCTCAACTTCTACGCTCCAACGCTCAAAAATCCCATCAGTGATTTTTGGAGGGCCTGCATATCGCCAAGCTGTATTGCCAAAAAGAGCGACAGGTGGGGTTGTATAGCCACTCCAAACATCAGTGTTTAAAAAGAAAGTGTCAAAAGTTCCTTTCCGATCAATGTAGTGATCCTTTATCAAGTCAACCTGGGTTTCAGTCAAACTTTTGAAGCCAAGCGTTAATCGTTGGCGTGCAATCCTGCCAGCGCGACGAAACCCAGTCACAGATCCACTCTGCGTCACATGCTGGGCCTGAGGCATGACGCCAGGCGTGTATGTACGGCTATTTGGGCTGAGTGCTGGAAAAGTCATTTCTAAATGGCTACTGACTCAAGCTCTACGGTGATGCTATACCTTGAAGGCGCTGGAGAAGCATCTACAGTGAATGATTTTGCGTAGCGCCATTCATAATCTGCGGCTGGTATTGGTCGAGTGCTATAACCCTGCCAAGATTCATCAGGCAGTGTAAATGAAATCAGGGTGCCTTGCTGACCTCTGTAATGGTCAATTATCTCTTGCGCTTGTGATTCCGTTATATGCTCAAAACTTAGGGACAGCGTTTGCCCAACCCTGTCGTTTGATGTTTTGAACCGCACAATATCACCGCTGACGCCTTCATAAAATCCCTGGGGAAAATCTCCTAAAGACAGGGATCTGGAGGTTGGGGCCAAGGAAGGGAACACAGCCATTAGCTTATAGCGAAGGAACCATTCAGCACATCATCGCTGATTTTTGAAACCCCGCTGCCATCCACAGGGAACTGTTGAGCGTTGATGTCTGTGAGACCATCTGAACCATGAACAATGCTGGTGACTTGATAAGTTTCTGTCTCTGTGCGATTGTCTCCAACGGAATTTTCCCGCTGCCTCTGGATTTTAATGACATCCATTGGCTTAAGGCTAGTTGTTAGAAGCGGAACAGAAAAGCTGACTGAATGGGTCGAATGCTTGCGCAATGCCAAAACATATTTCGCATAAGTTGTGGCATGTCCAAGGATTCCGCAAAAATCAGTCATGTCATATTGGATAACTGGCGAGTCAACACTGGCTGATGAATATCGCACTGTTACGGATGTCTCTGTTCCAATCTCATCAGTCTTGGCTTGGTTGAAAACAACATTGACAATTTTGTCTCTGCGTTCATTGTTTTCAACAAACTCCTTGCTGAAAGAGCCAGGAATAATATCAGATTCTGTGAAAGTTTTAACGGGAGTCAAAGCAGTGGTGTCGATTGCGCCAGCGCCCGTAAGTGGAAGGACAGGGCGCAGGGAATAACGGCCGCCGTCAGAGGTAAACAACAGCAAGAAGAAAGGTGCAATTTTGGAAACAAAGTCCAGAACATTGTATTGCTGGTCAATCACACCATTGAAAAACAAGCTATAGGTAGAAGCAAAAGTAGCAATAGTTTGCAGATTAGAAGTGTCAACCGCTTGAGTAAGTGCTGTTGAACTTGAAGGATCAGCCCGGCCAATCAGCTTGAATAAAAACATAACAAGGTCAACAAACTGATTCGACTCAGCTTCAGTGCCTGGCGTGCCCGCGCTATACAAAGCAACTTTCACGCCCTTGCGCAAATAAATAGAAACGACATTCAGTTTTGTTTCGACGTTGCCATCCGAGTTGACACTGAAACTGAACAAGTTGCCAGATATTTCGACAAAAGTAATATCAGCAAAGGCCGTGAAATCCATCGGCAAGCTAGTCACCGGATCCGTGGCTGGCGGGCTAGATGGGTCGGCGTACGGGCTCAGCTTGTACTCCCACCGCTGAAACTCCAAAGTTGTATCAGTTGCGGAGCTGCCTGTGTCAAATTGATTGTCTAACTTGAGACCTTGGTTCCTAAAAGTACGGGTGCCGGTGAAACCAACTATATCTGTTGCTCCGGTGTATGGCGGGAAAAAATTTCCAGAGTTGACATTTTGAACTGTCCCGGCAGCAAAGCCTCCGCCGGTAGAAGTGTTTTTATTGACCGTAAATTCTGTTGAATCAAGAATTGAAGGATTTGCATTGCGGTATTGAGTTGTTATATCAGTCCCTGAGTCGTTATCAAATACATTGAACCCTGCTCCGTAAGTCGTTTTGAAAACCGTGTTTGTCAGGTCGCCGCTGCCTACTGTGACGATCTTGACGCGATAGTAATTGTCCTCAATCTGAGGGGGTTCCCTGTTTATGAAAGTTCCTTCGGTTCCCAAAGCCTGCACAAAAGAGCTGATATTTCTGTCGCAATGAAACACCCCTCCTGTCAATGGGCAGTCCAGTTTATTGCTAGCCAATGCCGCAGGTGTTTTGTAATGCCGTGTAATTTGCGGGGTCAACAAAGAGCGGGCTAACAAGGTACTGCGCCCAATGAAAACAAATCTGTTTCTTGGGTTCTCTCCAATCTCCCCCTGGCTAACAGCAACCAAAACATGATCGCGGCCGCCTTCAACGGCAGTTTTGAGGATTGATGGTTTCATCCATGCACCGCCGAGCTGATTCGCTCTTTTGCAAAAAACGATGGGGACTGTTTCACCGGCAGCAGCCATCTTTGCCGGATTATTAACATCAGGCTGAACCTTCTTGCTCTGTTCAGGGCTGCTGTCTTTTGCGGCCTGTCGGCTATTTGGCTTTGCTTTCTGCTGCTTATCGGAAAGAACAGCGCGTTTGCCGGCAACGATTTTGTTTTTCCTCTTTTTTAGCTTTTTGCGTAAAAATTTGAGGTATTCGCTTTTAGATGGCATGGTTCACACTCCAAGAATTTTTTGAGTCATGCCAGCAGCAACCTTGCGGGGCGGCACTTGTGCGTCAACTTTAGTGATCGCTGGGTTGATTGTCCAACTCACCTCTTCATCAGAAAGCGAAGCGCCTTCAATGCTCCCGATATATCTGCTTATCAGTTGAGCCGATGAAGGATCAAATGAGTTTGAACCAACCGCTTGAATATACAAAGACGCAATAATCAAATTATCTGCACCAATCGCTTGCTCTGTCACATCAACGATTTCAGCCGTTGCTGCCGCAGACACAGACAGATCGTTAATTGCTGATGCTTCGGTAGAGCCAAAACCCTCAACATCAAAAGCTAAAAACCGATAATCACCTGTTGCATTCGTATCTGCACTTCCAAGCTGCTGAGGTTCTTGGTAAAAATTCTGCCACTGCTTTGTTGGCGAACGGGTGTCTGTGACAGCCGAGCGGTCTGAGTAATACTCAAGAAAACAAAGAATATCAAAGTTAGCCATCAGCCGATGCCAGCACCTGAGCGAACAAGATAATCACGCCCCAGCAAGTCGATAGTTTGCTCAACACCAGCTTGGACAGCATTGGTCATGTCGTCAACCGTGACAAAATTTTGGCCCCCCATATTTGTTACTGGACCGGTCTGGATACTGACGTTGGCGCTGCCTGCAGGCATTGCCACACCACCCTCTGCAAAACCTGGAATAGCACCTGCGCCGCGCTTACCTGAAAGGAAATTAGCTGCAAAACCAGCCGCCTTGCTCTGCGGAATAATGTATTCAGGCTCGCCGCCTTCACCGATAAGGCCAAGGGTTGGCCCTTTGACGACGCCGCCCCGCGCAAAGGCTTTGAACGATCCAAGGTTGTAGCCGCCTGCAGCCTGCTGAACAGGCTGTGTGGTTGTGGTCGTGGTTCTTTGCGCTCTAGCAGCGTTAAGGGATCTTTGCGCAGCAGCTGCGCGATTAATAGAGTTGGCGGCTTGATCCGCTGCATTGGCTACTCGTATGAAGTTACCTGCTGCGTTTGCGGCATTTGTAGAAACCTGCCCTGTACTTGTCGCAAGTTGCCCGGAGTTTGTATTGCTATTCGCGAGGTTGGTTGACAATGTGTTGGCCTCTTGCTGGCTTTTGCCGATTTCATCACTCACTAGCTTTTGCTCATAGTTTTGCTGCGCTGTGAGTTCTTTTTGCTTCAATACTGCATCGGCCGCCGTTTTTTGGTGCTCAGCGATTTTGCTTTGAGCTTTAATTTGCCCCTCAATAACTTGGATGTTGTCTCGTTGCGCTTGTACTGCCTTCTGTGTTTTATCAAGAATCAACTGAGCTTTTTCTGCACTATCAGCTTCCGCTGCGGCAAGCTCGCCTTTAGCCTGAATGATTCTTGCCTCAACTTCTGCTGCTTGTCTGCGGAACTCAAGCCGCTGCTTTTCTGCTTCGATGCCGTTTAAGGTTTGCTGGTAAGCAATCCTTGCGCCTTCGATTTCATTCTGATATATCTGTTTTGCGATTTGCAGCCTTTCTCCAGCTGACTTGGCTTGGTTGTAGGCACGCTCAAGAATTTGTCCTTGCAAGTTGTTTATTTCTCGCTCTGCATTCAGACGCGCATCGGTGACTTTTATAGTGTTTTCATAAGCTTGCTCTGCCTGCTGAATTTGAGATAACTCTTGCTCTAGTGCGGTTATATGCTGCTTAGTTTTGTCAATAAATTGCTGTTTTGCTATTGCTGCAGCCTCAATGGAGGCTTTGATTTTGTCAGCTTCAGAAGCGACCCCCGCCACAGGTTCTTGAGCCTCTTCAGCTTTTCCTTGCATAGTCACAAAAGCGGCGACAACCGCAGTGATGCCAGCGACAATGCCAACAGGGCCCGTCAACACAGCGACAATGGCGCCAATGCCAGTAGCAATGACAGGAAGCAAAGGCGCAATCGCAGCAAAAGCCGTGGCAACAGCACCAAACCCGATAACCGCAGCTTGAACCGGCTCAGGCAGTTGCAAAAAGGAATTAACCAAACCAGCTATCCCTTTCAGGATCGGGTCAAGGATAGGTGTCAACCTTTGTCCGATTGTCGTTGACAAATCTGACATCGCTTTATTGAACTCACGCACGCCATCCGAAGGTGGGAAGCCTTGCTTCTCGATGCCTTTAAGCGCGTTGATGATTACATCGGTTGTGAGCTTGCCTTGGCTGCTTAGATCTTTCAACTGACCAACAGTTACACCCAATGACTGCGCGACGGCTTGGCCGATTTTTGGCAGTCGCTCCATGATGCTTCTGAACTCATCACCTTGGAGCTTTCCTGAACCCAGTGCCTGGCTCAACTGCAGCATGACGGCTTCAGTGTCTGCCGTGCTGAGGTTCATTTGCCTTGCAGCAACATTGACCCCGTTGAAAACGGTTTTAATGTCATCCAAAGATGCGCCCATAGGCCGCAAACGACCAAACAAATCACCCACCGCATTGGCAGCATCTGTTTGGCCTAACGTAAATTTCTCGGCAGCCTCATTGGCAAACTGCTGCAGCCTGGCACTTTCCCCAAACTGATCGCCTAAAAACTTCAATCGCTTTGCGGTGCGGTCTGCCTGCACGCCAGCGTCAGCAAGCCCTTTAGCAACTGCACCAATCGCAAGTCCGCCTAATGCGCTCTGCAGGCTCACAGCTTTGTTCTGAAGGCCCTTAAAGCTGTTGCCTACATTTTTAACCGCTTGGCTTTCCGGCGCATCTCCTGCTGTTCCTCAGCTTCTACCTCAAACAGCAGACACCAAAGCTGCAGCTCTTCCCGGGACATCTTGCTTGAAAGCTCAGAAAGCGTGTAACCCAGTTCACGGGCTACACGCATCTGCACCCTCAAAGGCCAATCATCCTTGAAGAGCTTGCTTAGTTTTTTGCCTCATCCTCAGTGACGTTGCCCTCCCCAGTGATAAGAGCAACCATCAAAGACTGGAGGTCTTCATCACGTACATCATTCTTCAGCTCAGCAAGCTCACCAGCCTTAAACATCCGCTGACCGTTTTCGTCAGTGGCTTTGTTGATCAAAAGTTGCAAAGCATACTGGTTGGCATCATCTGAATTGGCCTGCTTTTGCGCACGCTCACGCTCAGCCATCGTCAGCGGCGTTGACCAAAATACAAATTCATCCCCATTGCTCAGGACCACGATGCGCTTAACAGGCGTCAGATTTGCAGCCTTTTTGAGACGATCAAGTGCGCGTCCGCTTGCACTG